CTACGCTTACCGAGTAATCAATTTGTATCCAGAAACACAATGAACAATGCACAAAAAGCCCAAGAGTTAGTCCTTGGTGACCGTAACGTCAGTTACGGCAACCCTAAGGACGATTACACCAAGACAGCCAAAATGTGGTCTGGTCTTTTGCACTCCAAACTAAAAGAAGACATCACCGCCGAAGATGCGATACTTATGATGGTCTTACTCAAATTAAGCCGCGAGATGTTTCGCAGTAAGGAAGATAACATCGTAGATGCCCACGGTTATCTCCTTTGCTATGACTGGGCACTAACCGGACAAAAGCCAACTGAAGCATGAAAAACCGCAATGTCGCTAATGAGCGCAATTGCCCCGAATGCGGGGTATCGTGGGTGGGTGCCGTTATCCCGCCTGACCTTCGTAAGGAATACAACAACAAGACCAACTACACACGGTTAATCCAATGCTACGATTGGAAGACCAAGAAAACCACGGGTTATGAATGTCCCGATTGTTTTGAATCATTTCCATTATCCAGAAAATGAAAATAACTATTGGCATCGACAACGGAACTACGGGCAGCATTGGCATTATCTTGCAAGATGGACACAAAAAAGAGGCTTTCTTTGCGGAAACACCCTCAAAAATGTCCATCCTTGGCAAGAAAGAGCGCCATATCCGCCGCATTGATCACCAATCCCTCAATGAACTCTTGATGGTTAACGCCATAAAGCCAATGGTCTTGAATAATAATGTAACCGTCCACGCTTACATTGAGCGTCCATTTACCGGACGGTTCATGGGCGCTGTGTTGCCCGCTCAACGCTCATTTGAGGCCGTTCTGATCGTTCTGGAGCAGTTGAACATCCCTTACAGGGTGATTGACTCGAAAGAGTGGCAGAAAGCCCAATTGCCTGACATTAAAGGCTCAAAGGAGCTAAAGGCGGCATCTTGTGCCCTTGGGCGGTCAAAATGGCCAGATTTGGCTGCAATGGTGCTTAAACACGGTGATGCGGACGGGCTAATGATTGCTGATTACTACCACAATAAGGTAGTATCGGAAGCATCAGCCAATGAGTCCTGACTCTCCTACCTACAAACTGGGCGAAATGGTGTATCACAAGACTGAAGATACGCCGGGGGTTATCGTTGGGTTGCTTTACAAGTCTTCGGGCCTACTGTATCAAGTGTCTTGGCAGGGTAGGCTAATAGAAGAACACGAATCAGTTGAATTGACCTCGGAAAGGCCCTACTTCACCAGTACCAACAGCCAAGCAGAAGAGGCATAATGTGCTTGACACGTAAAGCGGATTAATATACCTTCGGTATCAGATTAAAGCAAAACGTAGCTATTGGCTACGAATGGTTGGCCAAACCTGCCTTAACGACCCCTCTTACGACTCTGTAGGAGGGGTTCCTTTTTTAAAGCAGACGGAAGTAGTTCTGCGGTTTTTTGCAGGAGCTAGTCATTCCACGACGCTTCTCAACTATGCCGTCTTTTTGCCATTTATCTAGTTTATCCCTAGCGGTTCTTTCATTCAGTTTATATTTAGCAACAAAATCCATGGCCGTGAACCAACCCGCTTCATCAGGTATAAATTCAGCCGACATTAACTCATCCATCTTGGCCCAAGGGTCGTTAGTTTTCATTAGTAAGTCTTAACTTCGGAGGCAGTGCGGAATTTACCATTAATACCCCGTACTTGGAATATGGAGTAGGTTCCATCATCCTCGACCCACCCATAAGCCCAACCATGACTCCACCTTAGTTTACCCGTCTTGCGGTTTGCATAGTCAGGGTTAAGGTCGCACAAGCAACCAATGCAACGCGCCTCCTGCGGATTGAGGCCGGGGGTTTGAAAGGATTCGATTGAGTGGCAATGGCCAAAGGCCACGTTTCCATAGATACGGCTATGGGATGCACACGCTGACATTCCGGTATGGAATCCATGAACCACGTTAAGGTGTCCAATCTGGAGCACACCCGCACGACTATCGTAGGGCATTAGAGAGGCTTTGTTCCTCCTTGCGACGTACTCTATGTCCAGTACCATTCTGTGCCCCAAATCGGCTTTAACGGCATCTACTGAATTAACTAGGTCGTATGCACGCACATCGTGATTACCCAGCATCAAAGTGTTTTCTGAACCACCTTCAAAGAAAGCATCAGCAAATTCTGCCCCTGCTTGAAAATCATCCCGCATGGATACTGCGCGATCATCCTCCGAGGCTCCCTTGCGGATAGCGGAGAAATCCCATAGGTCGCCAGCTATCACCCTTATTTCAGGTTTAAAGTCCTTCGTGAAATTGATGCACGCATTGCAAGCACGCTCATCCTTGTGAATCCCATGAATGTCACTAGCAATGACGAACTTTTTCATGGATTCTGAAGCATATCACTTTATAAAAAATGACAAGACTATTTATTCTTACGACGTTTTGGTTTAATGGAAACCAGCACTTTTTCTTTGGGTTTAATCCAAGGTGCTACGGCAAAAACGATGCCCAGCCCAGCAGCAACGGTAGCAAATCGCTCAAAGGTTAGCAGGGATGAATCAGCCGCACTCTTGTATTGGCGCGATATGGTCAAGTTCTCCAAAAGCAGCCTGTTAATCAGCTCGGTCATTGGGTCAATCACCCCATAAAGTTCAGCAGTCATTGCTGGGGAATTGAGCGTTTCAATCTTCCCGCTATCACAAGCCGCACGGGCTTTCTTAAGGTAGGCTTTAACCAATTTATGCTGCGCCAACAATTCTGGATGCTGATTGTACTCGGCAATCAATTTCTCGGCATCAATTTCCAGCTTATTGAGGGAATCACAGAACTCTTTTGAGTTCATCAACCCTTTGCTTGCTTTGGCCTGACCATCAACAATAGATAAAGCGTAAACATCAAAAAGTGGACTCAACACATTGCTGGTACGTGCGAATTCTTTATCGCTTTGTGCAATGTTAGATGAAACATTTTGAACCGTCATTACGCCAACACCTGAAAAACAAATCACTGTTAATGCGAGAGCAGCAGTAATGGCTTTAGGGTTCATTTTTTAATCAGTTTGCTTGGATTCTTAGAATAGCTCTTAGCCAAATTGGTTAGACCGTCGATTATCTCAGGGCTTACCACCCCTGCCACACCATACGTTATTGCTTTAACCAAGGAGCTGACTTCAATCTGTTCCACGATAAACCAAGCGATGGTGGAAACAATAGCAGCCATCAGGATGCGTCGAATGCTATCCCACGGTGTGCCTTGAATCGGATTGGCGAGCAGACGAGCTGTCATACCAGCTCCGCCAATGACTGCCGTAAGCCATCCCGTCTCTTTCCACACCTTGGCTATTTCCATGAGGTCTTTTGGGTCATTCATTTGGATTTACGGGTCATTCTATCGCCAAACCACCATCCAATGCAATTAAATGCACAAAACTGGATTTCATCAATCATGTCTGCTTGCTCAAGCGAAGTGACCCGAAAGAATACAATGGTCACCAAGACAAGTAATAGCAGGGTAATGACTGGGCGGAAAAGGGTGATTGTGTTAGCAGCCCACGGAGAAATGTTGTCAGGAGGTGTGGCAGCTTGTTGACTAGCGGTAAAAGCGTCCCATCGAGCTTTATCGCTGGCAATTTCCGCCATAGCCTTTGCCTCTTCAAGTTTCCGTTTGTGCTCTTGGCCCGCTTTATAATTGTCAAAGAAACCATTTCCAATACGGAGTAAGACGCCTAATGCGCCGCCTCCTAGTGCGTTTGTGATGAGGTCGAGCATAGTTATGCAGCTTTAGGGTTAGTAAGACGACGGAACAAGAAATACGGGAGCCAAAGCCATTTTGGCATCTTGATTATCTTAACATGGGTGTTCTGCACCGTAGGCACATTAGCATCCCACAGTTTAACGCGAATGGGTTCACCATCCGGTGAGCAACAATTGATCAACGATACATTGCGCGTGGGGTCCCTGCCAAATTTCCAATAGTTATCATATTGGCCACACTCAATAGTACCCGAAATAACGCAATTTGAGAGCTTAAAGCCATCAATGGCTCCCTTGACCGTGGTTGAGCCTTCAATCGTGCAGGATTCAACGGAATAGCCGCTACCGCGCACGCAATCAATGCTATCCTCACGACTGTCAGGGATAGTCAGTCCGCGAGCCACAAGATTGTTCACATTTGAGCATTTAAACAGGTCATCCCAATCTTTGGGGAAAACTGGAGGCTGCCACACCTCGGACGTAATGAGCCTATCGTTGTCTTGTGGGCCAACGTAAGACTTCCAATTGACATCCGAGGTGCCGCTCATGACTTATTTGGGAACCGGAACGGGCCTTGGCGCATTGTCGCCGCCATCCAGTCCAAGCTCTTTGGCTAGGAGTTGAGCAGAGCGCAAGCAGAGGTCATGTTGATTAGCGTCAACAGGAGCACGACGACTAGCGGCGTAAAGGTTATTGAGGGCAATATCCTTGGTTAATTCAGGTGCGGGTGATGAAGGTTGATTACTCATGGTTATTCAATAATGACAATCCATTAGGCTTTTGCAAGGCAATTAGGCCGCAGGAGGGGTGGGTGGTGCCCACGGCAATGGAACAGGCTCCGCTTTGTTTGGGTTCAGTTGCTTGGCAATTTGAAGATCAATATGTTCAGCGTAGTTAGGGCTGGCAGCAACAACACCCTGAATCCATCCCAATACGATGGCTTCCGTCAGTTGGTCATACGGAATGACCGCAGACGTTGGGTCATATTTGAATGGGGTGGCTCCAGAAAAGGTTCCACTCAATCCGGTGGCACTATCCGTACCAGTTTTAGTCCAGCGGGTTTGAACAACAAAATCAGGGTTTCCGCCCTGAGTGTTGGCAAGCATATCAGTAACTTTCCATGTGTAGGTGATCATAGGTATTAAGATTTAGATTCTAAGGTTTTGATGCGTTCCAGCAAGTTTTTATTCATCGCATTGAGTTCTTTGACGGCATTAACCAATGCGGCGATGATTGGACGTTCTTCAAGAGAATAACGATCATCCTTTTGGTCGTAATGAACGGCTTCGGGAATTACGGTTTCAACTTCTTGAGCAATGAAGCCCGTGTAGGCAATATCACGCCGCAGCGTCGATTTTTCGTTCCAATGGAAACGCACGGGACGAAGACCGAGAATAGCGTCAAGACCGCGCTCAAATTCATTGATAACGTCCTTGTAACGACCATCAGAGGTTTGAACAAGGGAAACGCACGTTACGGTGCCGTATTCGTTAGCTCTGAAAATGGTGCCGCCACCGCTATTGTTAGCGTCAATCGGAGAATAGCTACTGCCAGTAAGGAGCGTGATGTTAAGGCCAACATAGCCACTGGCTACACCAAGACCCCAATGGGTATTGCCGTATCCATTGTATCCCGTGCTGCGAATGGCATCAGCTCGGCTACCACCAAGGGTAACGCGCCCCATGTTGGATTCGTTTTGCGGGTCGCAATAATATCCATAGTCAATGTTATCGTAAAGCAAAGCAGCATATACCGCATTGTTACAGTAGATGTAATTGTTTGCCTGAATCAGGCTAAACTGCGATGTCCCATTGGGATTCATGTAGTATCCCGTATCATTGCTATCGTAATAAATTGGAGCGCGAAAATCTTGTTCAGCAATTCCAATGTATTTGATTCTTACATGATTATCGCCCTCGCCAATTGTCATTGCTAACGTGCTGTTATATCCGTTTACATAAAAATTGTGAGCACTATATGCTTGATGCGCGTGGTATCTAAT